TGTCGTGGAAAGAAGTTATTCACAAACCAAGAGGTAATATCCTCACAGAGGACTTTAGAATAACCGTATCCACAATGATTGATGTTAGACATGTTCCCCAGTGTAAAAACCAAATGAATGATGATACAAATAGCAGTTTTTCTTTAGAAGTCAAGATAACCCTCGATTGCTTTGTTGATAGAATCAGATAAAAGTGCAGGAGGTTCAGTAACATCGAACTCACCCAGATCACACTGATAATAGTCACCCAACTTCAGTTCAATCATGGCACCGTCAGCACCATCCTGATAAAGTGATCTTGCTTTCTCATCTTCAACAATCACCACACGACGTGCAGTAAGATCAATCACCATCATGTAATCAAAAGTTTTATCCTTGCGAAAATCTTCAACCGTTTTCTTCTCACTCAGAAAAGATTTAACCTTAAACTTCTTAGTCTCATGAATAGATGTTTTTCTCTTGAGTTTGGAAGAATATCCACCTTTGCGAAACAAATTCTTACCCATCTTCAGTTCTACTTTAGTATCACCAAAGACAAAATCATACCCAGTTTGATCAACACGATCAAGATCTGAGAACTTTGCGATTGCTTTTTCTACAGCAGTTGCTCGGGCAAAATTGTCAGCATTGGAAGAGAATCCTTTGTCATTGTAAAGAGAATCAACCACACCGAAGATTTTTCCCCAGTCTGCATTTTTCTCCAGAGAATCAATTAAGTGCATGAGTAAGTTCCTTTGACTTTTACAATATACATGAATCCACTACTCAAGTCAACGGGTAGTGGACACTTTGATCGACTGGCACAAGGGATTTAATTACTTTCACCCTCTGCTTTTTTCTTATCAAATTCTTCATCTGCAATCATTTGCATAGAATTAAGATAACCTAACTCTTTAATATGCCATGAACCAACATCTGCAATAGCATAATTCAGGCAATGACGGAAAACATCAACACCATCTTCATACTCACATAGTTCGCACATTACTTCGCAAAAATATTTTTTATACTCTTCTTTGATTTTATCTGGAGTTTTCATGAGTTTACGTCTGCATTAAATACTACTTCCCACAATTCATTAAGAATGGTGTCATATTCTTTATATGATGACCCATCTACAATACTGTTAATCTGTTGTTTACGAACAGAATCATAAATCAGTTTCCATTGTTGTTGACTGAACTTCATGGCAGGTACAGACATTGACTAAAGGTTCGAGTTTTTTTAGTAAAGTTTGATTTAATTCAGGAAAATCAGCATCTCCCCTACCTAAAAGGTAGACAAGATGCTTTACTTCGTTCTTTGTTAGGTTTACAATCATCGGATATAAAGATATGCTCCCGCCCAATCTGCTTTCTCAAAACATTCTTCTCGGGAACTGATAATGTTGAGATTGAATCTCACACCTTTAGCAGGTGCTTTGTATGATGCTGGTTTGTATACTTCTCCAGTCTTTTTATCAATGAAAGCATGACATGAACGTGTTTCTCTCTGAGTATTAGGACAGATGTCAGAATCCCAGATTTTGTGATACTTTCGACCTGAGGAATCTAGATAGAATCTTTTATCTGTGTTCGTGTTAGGATACTGCCTTTGAAAGTCATGAGACAGTGCATCACATAGCATCATGCAATACTTTACAATGTTCAGTTTTACTGTATTAACAGCATCACGTTGAGCACAAAAGTCAGAAAACTCTTTGTTGAGAACTGTCATGCGTTTCCTTTAGAACAAATATAATATAGGGTAAAACAGCAGCAAAGTCAAGGAGTGGTGGACAGTTCACAGACTGGTGCAAGTGCAAAACTTTGTTATAGCATATCTTTCATTTTTAATAACATTTGTTACAGCATGTTCAACCCATCCAGGAAACATGATAGTTTTGTTGTTTCTTGTTTCAAACTCATAATCATGTCTGGGAAAATATAAATTACCACCATCATCTTCTTCATTGCAAAATGTAGTGCTTATGAGTGCATGAACCCAATGATCTCTATGTGGAGAGTAATCATCACCAGGAACATATCTCCTTATTTTAGTAAAATCTCTATTTGCTTTTTGAAATGTATTCCAGTATTCATTTGATTCAATTAAATCTTTATCCAATTGAGAATTATTAAAGAACTTATTTTCTAATATCGTCAAAATATCAGAAACACTTCTATTATCACCTTGATAAAGATCATCTAATGACATACCTTTTGCATTTGTCATATATGATCCATCTTCATTCTTTGCTGCATAGTATCTTTCAGGACTATGCAATTTATTGAGAAGAAAAGATAACTCTCTCCAAATTAAATCACATTCTACATTATCAAAGGTTTCTTCAATAATAAGATGTGGAAAAGGATCATTAAAAATCTGGTAATTCATCATTTTTGTCCATCAAATCTTGCATTGCATCTATCACTTCATCGGCATGTTCAAGAGTATCTAAAGCATGAATCATTTCACCCAATGATTTAATAACAAATGGTTTTTCGTTTCTTGCAGCAAATGCTAATGCTTCTCGAATATGTGTTATCGCAGAATCGATTTCGGTTTTTACTTGATCAGATAGTGCCATTAGTCTTTTCTTCCTGTGTAAACTTTCTTTTGGTCATCCCATTCAAAAACTTCGGCAAGTTCGTCATCATCGAAACTGCCATACAATCCCCATCCTGTTGCAATATATTTACTACAAGAATAAACTGGGTTTCCACGATGAGTATGAGTGTAAAATGCGGGCCAAATTAACATCGTTCCTCGTTTTGGTTGTACTCTACGACCTTGCCAAAGAAATTCTGTTTCACCTTCACCTTCAGGAATGTCATTCAAATATAACATCCATGCCACACATCTGTCAACAACACCAATATCATTGGTCTCACAATGCCAATCATGAAATCCACCTCTAGGTGGAGTTTTTTGTAGTTTTACTTGATCAAAATAAATGGAAATGTGATCAGCAACCCAATATGTTTTACGGTATTGTTCCCAACAATAATTGACACATTTTGCAATAAGTTCTGCACAAGGGTTATCTAAAAACAAATACCATTGTTGATCATGACGAGCAAGATGTGATCTATCAGTTTCATGTGAACCATATCCTGCTTTTATTTTACAGTCAGGATCGTCAGGATGTTTGTAATTATCTTCAAAATACTCTATGATACGATCACATGTAGTTTTATCTAGAACATCTTCATAAACACCAATAAAGTCATTATGTTTCATACAACCCAAGTGATAGTAGAGAATCTTGTTCCCTTTGTAACAGGCATAATTTCATGAGGATACATGAAATTGGATGGGAACATGATAACATCACCAACACCTAGTTTATATACCATTTCACGATTGAATAGTGCAACTTCACCACCCTCATAATTATCATTCATTGAAATAATAACTGTCAATGCTCTAGGTTGTTCTTTGAATGAATCTGTATGTTCGACATAAAAATCACCGACTTCATATTTTAATAACTCATATCCACTATCCTCTTGAATTTCTAACTCAAATTCTGGATTTGAATCTTGATACATTTCGATCAAGTTTTGAACGAACTTAAACATCTGCTCATCTAAAGATTGTCTTACTTCAGAATTTTCGGCAATAATTGACTGCTCTGAGTAACAAATTTGCTCACATCTTCTTGCTTCTGGATCATGACCACTTCCAGTTAATGTTGGTTCCCAATAATCACTATCGACATATTCATCTAGAATTTTATCACAAAAATCGGGATCAATTACTTCTCTGCCATACCAAACAAAATCACCAATACTCTTAGAAGATAGTTTACCAGTTGATTTTTTTACTTCAGGTTCTTTAACTTCAGGTTTTGTAATAAGTTCTGGTGTATCTTTTTCTTTCAAGTATTTTTTATACTTATTGTTTACAATTACTACATCATCAAACTCAACCAGTTCTTCATCATATAATTCTTGTGTACAAAGATCTTTACTATCAACTAAATCGATGTTATCGTTATTTTGTTGCTCTCTATATTTGCGAGGTAAGATTAAACCTTCTCTTACATTTTTGAATCCACCCATGGCACGATACTCCTCTTTTAATTGTTCTAATTCAATGTCTCTAAATTTGTGTTTATCAAAATATGCAGGACTGCACATACCACGACTTCTTACATAATGTAAAAAGAACTGAGTATATTCATTTCCTTCATACTTATCTCTCCAATGTGGTGCAATACATCCCAAGTATAACATTGCATCACCAGGATTCAAGTTTACGCAACGATTTTCACCCTCTGGTGTTTCAATCCAAATTGCCCATGGTTTATCAGAACCAAGATGTAAAGTCATTGATATTTCACATCCAGGACGATCTGTATGCTTGAATAAAGTGCTATCTTCACGATATATTCTAGCATAAACATAAGTAGGTAGCACAGTTTCACCAATAAGTTTAGAAACTTCTGGTGTTTTATTTGCTAAAAGTTCTAATGCTGGAAGGTAATTGTATACTGCCGAAGAATTTGGTGCCTGCTCATCACCATCAAAATCAAAGATTTCATCGGTGATAAAAAACTCTTTTTCTAATTGTGCTGCATGTTGTGGTTCAATAAACTTAGGAACAATTAAATAATTGTTCTTCAATAATTCACTATTCATTTTATACCATCAACTATTTTTATCTAATACTTCCTTTAGGGTAGCAAACCATTTAACTGCTTTATCTACTGGGAAATCATTTTCCTCTCTTTCAGAATCAGTAAGCACGGTGAATAGTTTTTCTGGATCAATATCATCCATGAGTGTAAGAATTTCGTCAATAGACTTTTCAGGACTATTTTCAATTTTCTGTCTTTCAGTGTTACTTCTAATAATTTCAATTTCTTCATCCTTTCGGAAGTCACTCTGAGATTCAGCAATTTTTTCTCGTTGAATTTTTTTATACTCAACTTCTGCTTTTTCAAACTCACGTTCTACAGAATCATCAAGTTCATCATATGCTTCTTCGACCTCCATTTTCTTGAGAAGATCTTCATGTGCTCGCATAATAATTTCAAGTTCTTGCTCTTTTTCTTTCTCAAATTGCTCCCTTTCCAACTCCATTGCATCTTGAATTCTTTGTCTGGCAAGAAGAATTTCATCTTTAACTTCTTTATTTTCTTGTTCGGTAATCTCTAATGCTT